AGGTCTAGTCGCTGCAGAGCGTATTCCTTTGGAATACGTCTCTATATCAAACTAGCCTACAGTATAGAGAAAACATACTGTAGTATAGACCTCCACCCTAATGAAAGAGTAGAGGCTAAAATAGGGGTAAAGTAGACTGTTTCAAAAGCGAGAGATATTCTCTCCCATTGGGTCTCTTCGGTTTAGGAAGAGACAATAGTGATTTTCATCATATATACCACCTAGCACCTGATAAACTTTCTTATTCGGTAAAAGGGTGCAAAAAGCATATGACTAAAATCCCTCCATTTTCTATATAATTTAGGTTACTATACAACATGTTTAACTTAATTGGTATAAAGAGCCGTTTTCAGAATCCTAGGTTATATAAACTAGGGTTTGCTAATCGACTATTGGACAGAAGACTACAAAGGGCATTGAATTGGTATCGCAATAACTATTACTACGTACAATCCAATCACGTCCTCTATAAACTCATTCAATCCTTCGGTATGCCTAAGGCATTACCGGATGAATACGTAGAAACCTATATATACAACCGAGCATTTAAGCACGGTAATGCTTTTGGTTTCACATCAGATAGGGTAATAGGAAAACTATTTTACGGTAATTTCTACGGCATCAACTCAACTGAGGTTATTGTGCAGGTAGACAATAACTGGAAGTGGGAGAATATTAAAAGCAATTGGAGTGAGATGGTTCCTGTTAGGATACTGAGACATAACCAAACTCACTTTAGTTTTAACTTAATGACCCCTAAGAATTACGTGGAATCTCCAGGACTAAGTATTATCGAAATCGATATTAACCTATTGCACATGCAGTACTTAGCCTGGTATAGACACCACAAGAAGATTAAAATGGTTAATCCCAGCCATGAAGTACCTGATGTGGGCTACTTCTTAGGTATGGTGGTGTTGCCTAATGCTTTGGCTTCTCACTTCAATCAGGTTGTTATCAATCAACACTGTCTAATGATTGATGAATTCATGCCTAAGACAATTGATTACGTAGGAACCTCATTCTACATCAATAACAACTTTAGAGAAGCTGAGGACAACATTAAATCGGTATTTGAATTGTGTCGTAAGAACAGTTTCAATATCCAGACCTATTGCGATAACGTGATCGGTGTAGATGATGTTAGTGCTCGTGACTTTAACGACACACCACAAACCTTTCTTACTCGCAATAACAAGTGGGTTTACTTGTTAGCTTGTAGTCGGTTTATTAAACACTGTTTAATGACACCTGCTAGAGAAGATAGGTTAGTGAATAAAGAATACGTGGTGAGAATGAAGTACGAATTACAACAAGTGATCAATGGTAAGGTATTCAATGACTACAAGATAGCCGAACTGAAACCCTATTACACTGAAGAGATTGAGTACTTAAAAAACATGTATTGAAAGATAGACTCTCTACTACCCACATTCGGGTAGTAGAGAGTACTGTATTGTTTAAACTACTTAAGGAGTGCATCGAATACATCACCATAGGTGTCCATAAAAGATCTATCTTTAATGACTTCATGGATATTGTACCCTACGGCACCTAGATAACAGGCAATGAACAGAATGCCGAGTATAGTGACGGCATAATAGCCAAATACCTCTTCTGGTCTAAGTTCCATGATTTGACGGCAAAGTGAAATGGTGGCTAAGAGCCCCTCTATACAGAGCATAACGATTTTAGTGTTCTTTTTGAAATGGATATTGAATAATTCCAGTAGGCGAGCTAACATGAAGAAACCTCCTTATTAGAGCGAAAGGGTAGCCCTAGCTATGAAGATAAGACTACCCTTATAGCTAGTCTTTATTCAAGACTGTCGTATCTAGACATTAGTCCAGACATGAATAGACAACTAAAGAAGACGATAACGCCTTTCAATAGATAAGAGACTGCTTTAATGAACAATACTACTACGTCCATAAAAGCAGAACTCTCTATGTCACTCAGTAGGAACAATGTCGTGTTCTGAATAATGCTAATTACTGTCATTAACCCGATAGTCACTGATATCAGTAATAAGCCTTTCAGTACCAAGATTTGTTTCTCGGTTAACATAAGAGTTACCTCCATGTTAGGTTGATAGGCAGCTAGACAGTCTAACTGACAGAAGAACCCCTCTTCTGCAGTTTAATAATATAGATGTAAAGTAGAATATACTCCTTACTACCTTTATCGGGTAGTAAGGAGTATAGTGTTATTAGTGTTCTATCAGTAAAAGTCACTAATCAGTTTAGAGTTGTTTTTGTCTAAGTAGAATAAACCTACTGCTTCGAAAGCAATGTAGTAAGGAGAGCAGATATTGGCTATCAGCTCTCGTGTAGCGACATGGTCCACTATCTCTTTAGGTAGAGGTTTCTCCAAGAACAACTCCATGGGTACAGATACACTACCTACCGTATCCTTACCACGTTGTTTTAGATTCTCACGAATGGCATTAGCTAAATCTTGATTTTCAAATCCAGCTAACCAATCTTCGGTCGCCTTAGCGGAACTAATATCCAGTTTCACATTCACAGCAGAATAAGGCGGCTCACTCACTTCACCATAGTACTTACCGAACGTCGCATTCCAGAATAAGTAATGAACGTAAGGGGATTCTCTATCTGGTGTATCCTTATACGATTCAGGATTCTTAATCTGGGCTCGTCTAAAGTACTTAATCCCACCTTCTCTTACATTCTTGTAAATATCCCTTTCTACATCAGCTACTTCTCTTAATAAGTCGATTACCTTAATCTTCTTATTATCTTCATTGTAAAGATAGAAGAGTCTTTTCATGATGTCTTCAGCATGCTCAATAATCTCTTGTGGAGAGTTAGAGTTCCTTAAATGAACCCCTTTCTTATCCAAAGACATTTCTTTATATACGTTGCCTTCCTGGTAATCTACCGTATAGATGTAGTGTTTAGTACGGTTTAGATTCACTAGGGTAGGCATACCGAATTCATTCTTCATGCCAATCGTAAAGATACGTTTGGTCTCTACCCCTAAGTTACCTGACATGGTAGCTAACAGATGTTTCAATGTTAAACTAGATAACATAACCATGGTAGCAAACACAGGCGTGGCTTTCTCTTTAGTTCTCTTGTTTTCACAAAACCAATTAGTCCAGTGTTTAGTAGTAAAGATAGAGGAGTCTGTATCTGACATCAACACAATCTTCCTTAAACTACTGGGGAATTGGGCTAATGAACCTGGTAGGTGAGAAGACCTTAGGAAGGTTTGGATGTAATCCTTGTATTTAGCAAAGACTTCGTAGATGTTGATAATAGAAGCGGCAATCTTTAAGATTGTCTCGGTACTGATGTATTGGGATTCCTTTAATCCTTTTACTTCTTCCGAACAAATCTGGATGGCTACCAGCTTAATTTCTTCTAAAGACTTATTGAAGATAGTTTGTGCTTCTTCTATTGTCATGCCTTCAATGGGATTACATTTTCTAGCTAGACCACCAATGAACTCACGAGTAAATGATTCATTGTAGATACGTAAAGCATTTAAGTCGTAAATGAAAGCAATAGCGGCTCTTTGCTCACGACTGCATTTGCTAATAAACTCCTTAATTAGGTTTTCCTTTTCAGGCCACCTCCAATACAAACGAGTAGAGTTTAGAATGTATTCGAATAGCTCATCTGTATTAGGTACGTAGAGATTGTACTTGTCCAGTATTTGTCTTATATTCTCTACATCAATATTGGTCGTCAAGGCTACTAGGTTATTAATCGTAATATCCGCATTGTGATAATGACGATTTCCTCCTAATAGCTTTTCATTATTGGCATTAGCATATCCAGAAGTCATTCGGCAATTCGATGTCAATACCGGATGCATAGAAGCCAGGTAAATAGCAGTAGAGGCTAATGAAGAAGCTCCTGAAATACTATTCAGGTTTCGTTTAATGTTATTCTGTCCATTATTAGCAAACGCCATGGCTACAAAGTTGCCTTCTTGTTTCATCTGGAACTGGCGTTTCTTTAGCTTACTTCTTTCTGGTTTCTTAACGTCCACGTATTCGGACAGATAAGAAAGTTTTACCTTGTGGGGTAAGAAGGTAGTAAAGGTAGCTGCCATGATTTCTTCATTGGCAAAGGCATCCTTTAAGTAATGGACTAATGTGGTTTCTCCTTTTACCCTATCGTCATTCTCGTCTTTGTGTACGTAAATGACTTTAGGATTACGTAGAGGAAACTTACCGTCTTTACGAATGTTTTTCAATACCCATTGACGTGCTTTGTCTAATGGGTAATTACGCATAATGGAGATAAACTGAGCCTGCTGGTCAATGTACTGACCAATAGGGTTTAAATGTCTGGTGTATTGTTCTGGTTTTAATATAAAGACATTCTCAGTTAAGTCAAGACCTCGATATTCCATTGTATCGTGTACTCCTGTCGATTGATTAATCAGAAATACGAAATCGATTCGACTTATTGTTAAATGAAAAAGTACACCTCTCCTACCACCCTAAAAAGAGCAGTAGGAGAGAATGTATTTCTTATTAGTAAGGTACTGAGTGAGTCTAGTTTACTAGACGAGCTATCAATCAGAACCTATAATCCCTCTACACTAGTGAAACCAGAGAGAGGGATTATTGCTGGGGGCTGCCGCTCGGAGGAGGTGAGCCAGGGGGTGAACCACCTTCTTGTGCACGACCGCCCCGCCCACCACGGGCACGACCACCTTGTTCGGTTTCGCCACCGCCGCCACCCCCTTCAGAGTGACCAGGTGCCTGAGGAGCTTCTGCCTGAGGATAGGGGAAGTCGTAACGGGTGTCACGAGCAGGCACGTAAGACGGAGCCGGAGAAGACGGGGCTTCCTGATAGCTCAGTTTATGGCCAGCCACCAAAGTTTCGTTTTTCTCGGTGTGCTTAATGGATTCATCGTTGTAAATCTGTTTCAGATTCTTAACGAAGGTATCTGCATTTTTCACATCACCTTTCAAATAGACTGGAAGTTTATTTGCCATGGTAAAATACCTTTTAATGAATGAGTTTAAATATATTTAAATTCAGAAAGAGTAGGTACTCTTCATAGTTCAGTATAAAAAGTGTCGTAAACTAAGACTATTCCTCCTATTCCCCGCACAAGAGGAATAGGAGGAAATCGTCTGCACAACCAACACATAAGGAAACCAAATTTGAACTAGAGAGTGATTTTGTTCACTCCTCTATAAGTATTTCGAGTCGAGACAAGTAAAGGAGGCTAAGGATGCAATCGCCACCTGGGGCGGTGTGATGGTTACCTCTACGTCTACTGAGACAATGAAGTCATGAGTACTCGAAATAAGTATAAGAGAATTACTAATACACAGAGCCCTGCCTTGGCATCACTCTCAACTACTGTGTATTATCCAGCTACTCAATGTAACAGATGAACAAACTGGTTAGTAATTTGTAACTACTATCATAGTAGTACTGGTGATTACACCTCAGTGAGTACCATGGAGAGGTTAGTGTAACCTCTAGAAGTAATGGCTTTACGCAGTATTTCCATGTCTTCAATAGAGACGTTATCCAAAGTAATCACAATGCGGTTAGCTTTGGTTTCCACTAGAGTAGTTAAGTTAATCCAGTCTAGTGCAAAAATGGTTTCCGTACCAGAACTGTTCAATAACTTAACATAAGTCATGGTTAATGGATCGTCATTGTGGCCACTAGGTAGATGTGGTCTCATTCTCTCGTGGAATGAAATCACATCCAAACCATTGGCAATCGCATTTTGGGCATTGAGAATAGCCAAGCATTTGGCATTGATAATGCGAGTAGACAACACATCAGGGGCGTAGGTATCGAAGGAATAGACCTTACCTACTACAAAAGAATTAGACATTTAACACACTCCTGTAATTGCGAGTAAATCAATACTCCCATGGATTGACCTTGTATAGAATAATCATACCTTCCTCTAGATTAAAGTCCCCAATTCGATAGCATATTCTCGTTTTGGGTCTTAATCGATAGTCTATATTGGGTAATCTCGGTAAGTACAGATTGAAAGAGCGAATCGTGACTAACAAAGAGTAAATGAGATTATAAGCAATGATGCTTAGTCTCTCTATTACCAGTTCGTCTAATTCTCGGGAGGGGAAAGCAGAATGAAAGTCAATTTCACCACCTACCTGTAAGTAACTAGTGGGATGGCTATCCAAATCGTAGAAACAGAATACTTTATTCACCTCTTGTATAAACAGGAAAAACTCAGGCTGAGTAATGTTAGGTACAAGGTAAATAATGTCTCTAAAGCTACGATAGACAAAATCACCATCTCTTACTAGGAACTTCTCAGGTAGGTTGATGTAATACTCAATTAGATCAGCATCAGTAGACCACATTTAAACGTGTCCGATAAAACAACATTTGTTGGTCTACGATACCGTTGAAATAGGAATCAATGGTGTAAGGACGCAATAGGTCGAAACACTCAGTGATGAGTTTGATGTTCTCAGTATAGAGTTGGCGGAAAAGAGGTGTAGATTCGTATGCTGGTAAATCTACAATGAAGCCGTCTGAGAACATGATGTAGTCGCAAGCTTCTTGAGCCAAGAGAATAGAGTCTCTATCTCTACCCAATTCCAGCTTACGCATGAGAAAGGATGCTACTTCGGTAGGGGAAATGTTCTTATTGGTTAATCTAAAGATATTATCAGCTATCTTCAGTACTGGGTTAGGGATTGAAAGTTTAAACCCCTCAGTGGTGCCTAACATAGTTTAATTTTCCTTTTATCCACGGTTTAAAGTGTTGTGCTATAGATTAACGTAGTTCAGTAAAGCCATGGGAAACACAGCTTGTTCTTCGACGACATTAATAAATAACTTGGTTTTATCCGATACCGATATTCCGGACAGTACATCCTCAAGCAGAATAATCATTCTGTCGACGATGTTGTCTGTTACCTCTAAGTTATTGGCAATCCCTAAATCCAATAGCTTTTCAGAGAACAAAACATAGCCGTCCGAGTCACCGGTACAGATAGAATCAAATAGTTTTGGTAGGTATTCTAGAAAAAAGTCATGTATACCGTCTAATTCAAGATTCAAGAAGTCTACCATCTCCACATGGTTATCTTCCATTTCTTGACTAAAAAAACAATATACATCAGTAAGGTTAAAGTACGCTAAGGGCAATACCTGTCCCTTAGCGTACTGTTGATTGATTTCTTGATAGTATTCCATCACGATTGGTATTTAGAACTAAGCACCTTCAACAGTCTGTATCCTACCTCCTCTGCTGAATCGGAATACACACCAAAGTCATGATTGAAAGCAATGGTGATTTTCTCATCAGTAAACAAGGAGAATTGCTCATTAAAGTACTTCCCGTTGGCTTCTTTTTCTCGATGATTTAGTTCGATTTCCTTCAGCTGCTCCCACTCGTTTATCCGGTAGTCACCTAAGTCACCAATCAATAAGCTAGAGCCATCGTAATAAACGGTGAATTGATGATAGTTTAGGTTCTCTTTACCTTTAAACAAAGTCTTTACGTAATCCTGTACTCGGATATAGATTTCATTTAAGGTAATACTAAACGGAATAACGGTCATGATTTCATTGATAGACAAGCTGCCTTTTATCTCACCTAAGGTGGCTTTTAAGATAGCTTCTAATTCAGGATAGTGCTGAGTGAGTAGGTAATAAATCGTATCGTCCTTACTCATTACTCCGTAGTTACTCGGTAGCTCTCTATTTAAACAGATGTAAGCGAAGTTAATAAAGATATCCAAAGCAACGGGAGAACAAATGGTTTCGAACAATACTTTGTTTCTATAGAAGCTAGGTCTATAGAGTACTTCACCTGCTTCACTATAGACAGTATTAGAAACGAATTGATTGAAGATGTCGTCTTGATAAACGGCTTCGCGTCTACCGTGCTCTTCACCTAAGATGTATTTACGACCAGGTACGACTAATTGCTTATAGGTCTCCCTATCGTAAAACCCTAATCCCTTACCCAAGAATTGCTTTTCATGGTTTGGTAGGGTTTGGCTGATGAGGTCTTCAATCTCTTCTAGAATGATTTTGGTCCTTAGTATATAAACATCATTAATGGCGGTCATGGTGAATCGATTCCTTAATGGATAAATGTAATCGTGAGGAAAAGTGGGTCAAGATGGATACTTACCGGAATACTGATTCCGTCTTTATTGATGTTTTTAGTCTCAATAAAGGGAAATGGAGTAGGTTCCAGTTTGTAAGCATGATTCAATAATTCGAATGTTTTAGGGAACAATTGACTCAATCCATTTTCATGGATGGCTTTATCCAGTACTTCCTCCGAGGCTTTGTTTGGATACCAGGGAGGGAAATCGTATTCACTGAGCATCGCATGTCTTAAGTAAGACCAAACCGGTGCAATATTGAGAAACTTATTGTAAACGACATCTAACCCTTTAGATTTCAACCACTGATAGATTACATGGTTTAGTACCAATAACCAGTTCTCCAATCCGACTTCTAGTTCTAATTCTAGATACTCTTGACTGAATACCTTATCAATTCCATCGTTATACAGCCAGTTAACGGAGGATAAGGTATAGGGATGATTGTAAATCGCTTCCGAATAAGTCGTCCTGTCTTTTAAGGTATCTATCCTATCGAAGATATTCCTGATTTCAGCAGCAATATCCAGTCGATAGTAAATGTTTCCATTCATTTGTACTCCAATCCTTATATACTCAACATACGTTTTAAACCTAGGTAGTAGACCTACCTAGATTCCGTATTCTTTCATAAAAAACACGACTTTGCAGAAAGATTCACCTAATGACGGCTATAGAAACCGTCAGTAGGCTATCTAGATTGCTTCTATATTGCGATGAAATAAAAGGTAAGGGGATTATATACCCTTACCCTTATAAACGCTCTATACGAGGCTCTACGCTCGATTCTTAGAGAACCAAGCCATTGCTATCTGCATCAGACGTATTGATTACGTTGTTGACACGGGCACGGGCTTTCTTCTCGTAGCTGGATACCACTTCATTGAGGCTGTTAATCACCTGGAAGAAGTAGTTATCAGTCAGTACGAAGTAAAGAGAAGAGCGTTTCTCTTCCGGTACATTGGAAGCGTAAATCACCTGACCATCAACACGGAAGTCACAGGGGATAGGTTGACGGGACAAACCATCACCAGAATCAATAGAGATTAAGGAGACGATGTTGTAGTTGTCACCCAGTGATTTCTCCAGTGTCTTATCCAAAGAACTCTTGTCTTGATTCTGGATAGCAAAGTTAGAAATCAGAGTCAAACCAGGCTCAGTATTGGTCACTTTGTGGTACTGGAAGAAGTGACGCAGGTCTGAAGAGTCTACACCGTGGATATTACCACTGAAGAGCAAACGATAATCAGTAATAGAGTAAGCGATTGCTTTGTTGATGTTATCCGGAGTAGAGTCTTTATCGGCGTAGTTTTGGTAGTAACGCACGATAACCGGTTTACCTAATTGCTTGCTGATGGAAGCATAAGTACGGATAGTCGCAGCAGTGTTGGCTGCAAACTTGTTGGTGGTCGCATCACCGATCATGATAACCATGACTACGGCATCGTTTTCGAGGAGCTCTTTTACCACCAGAGGACCTTCGATGGAACCTGACGTTATGTTCGATAGAGTTCGTTACACTCTACCCGTCTCAA